GTTCAGAAAGACTGCCATGACTATTACGGGTTCAAAGTCGACGACAAACTTTATTGGTATTGGATGGCTGAAGATATTGATTTTGATGAGGAAACTTTAAAAGGTTATTTAGAAAGTTACCCTGAGTTTTTTGAAGAATTTAAAATTAGAAAAGTTAAATCATAAAAATAAACCCCAACTTTAAAGGTGGGGTTTTTGTTTTATAGTAATATCACATCTTTCAATCTATCCTGAACCAAATACGGTTTGTCTAATGTTTGATCTGTTACATCTTTTGTAAAATCATAATTAGATAACCTTTCTTTAAACTCAGTAAGATTCATATCAAAACAATCCAAAACAAGACTTTCAATAGATCCCTTTGATATTTCAGAATCACAGATTACTTTAATTTTATAATCTTCATCTTCATTCAAGTAACTTGAGTATCGGAAATATACTTTATCAACACCCAACAAAGAGTACATGTGATTAAAGATATAGTGGGAGTAATATAAAATTCCTCTACCACACCCTAAACTGTGACCATAAGGAAATTCTGAAGAAATATTCATTTCTGAAATGGGATCAAACTCATCAACATATAACGATTTATTAACTGTAATCCATGCTTTTGTAAAATCCGTAATTTCTTGATCGTATTTAATAATATCAATAATATTAAGATCTTTTTTTTCTAATGAATTGAATAACTCTTTGTTTGATTCTATAAACTCTGTTTTCAGATCATTTAAAGTTAAAACATTTTTACTTGTAGTTTGACCATTCACAACAACAAATGTTTCACAATCTGTTACTTGAATTATTGTATTTTCTGATTTGTCGAATTTTGACAGGATGTAGTCTGCAAATAAATTTACAAAATACCGTCTTGTGTTTTTTTCTAATTTTCTCATATTCTTGGTTTTGTATAATGAATATGAGAATTAAATGAAACTATAAAGAGTTAAATATAATCTAAAAACATTTCGTTTATGTTTCTTATTGTTCTGTCCCAATCAGGATAATCAGGGATTCTAATATCAATACATTCTACATCATCATTCCAGAACATATTATTCATAAGTGTTGTGTATCCACCAAAATATTCTAAAAAGGAATCAGAATATGTTCCACCCTTATTATTTTCTAAAAATGTTGTTATATTTCCAATAAAGTCTCTGATTTTAATATATTGGTCGTATTTAGTTTTTTCACCAACCTTTCTTGGAACTTCATCAATACGACCCTCGAAGTATTCATTAAGACCATTATAAACAGCATCATAAGCTTCATCTTCATATGCTGTATTTTCAGAGTCATAATAGATACTTCTTAGCTCATCGCCGATATCTTCTAAATCTTTTTTGAAAAGTTCGTTTGATGCGTCACTATCTTTTAATAGGTCGTTTAAATCTTCAGGTCTTATTCTAAAATAACCTTCAGTCCCTTGTATTTCAGATAAATGTTCAAAAAAGTCCGAATCATAATCTTCTAATGATAATTCTTGATTTCCTATTTTTTTATAAATAACATCTTTAAGATGTGTAATATTAGAATCATTTAAAACATCTACTGTATCGTGTGGTTTCATACCAGAATCAAAATACCAATCGTGACCTAAACCTTCTTCACTTAAAATTAGTTTTGCAACATATCTAGGGCCGATATCACTTCTTCCACTGTCTTTACAAAAATATTCACTTAACTCTTCTCTATCTCTTAATCTTAGATAAAAACCACCATTTCTAATTTCAACATCAGTTATTAGATTTTTAATTATAAAATAAACTGTGTCTGCGTAGTTGTCTTCTAAACCTTTTAGGAGTAATATATTTTTTAATTCTTCAGGTGCGTCGTCATAACTAAGATTTGTTAAAACACCATTTTCATCTAAAAAATTAATTAGTTCACTGTCCCAATTACGATAACCTATTTGGTCTAAATCAATTTCATCTAAAAGATTATATTTTTTAACAAATTTGAAAAAAGTAATGTGGTCGTTAAAATATGGCTCAATTTCATCTTCAAATTCGCCATCATTAAATGAATCAACTAATTGTCTTGCTCTTTCTAAACTCATATGGTATAAATATCAATTAAATAAAAAAGGTGTCCCAAATAGAACACCTTCTTTTCGATGATACGCAAATATTATCTTCTATAATATTTGTTAATTACTTTTTTAACATTCTCCTGCACATTACCTTTTGTTTCAGTAACATTTGATCCTTGTTGCTGAACTTGAGTTTGTTGGGTTTGTGCTTGCTGAGCTTGTTGGTTAGATTTATTTTTACATCCGCAACCCATGATAGTTATTTTTAAGTGGTTTATTTATCTATAAATATTATCTAAAACAACTTTAATTAAAAAAAAATAAAAATCAATTATTTTTCTTTTGTTATATTTATCAAGTATGAGAGACTTTCTAAAAAATTTCATATTAGAACAAGACGAAAATCTTATTACTCTAACTCCTGATCAATATTTGGATACATTAGAAGATGTTGGTGGAATTGCGGCGAGAGTTTCAAATCTAAAACCTTATCGTGGTAAAGGTATTGTTATTAACGGTGATTTAGATCTTAGAAAATTTAAAACTGTTGGACCACTTACAGGAATTGTGAGAGTAATGGGTAGGTTAGATATATCCAATACGAATGTTCCACATCTTGATGGTGTTACTGTTGATAGATACACTAGTACTTGGGGATCAACAATGCATAAAACCGAATTAAAAAAAGAAAGAAATAAAAAACTTTCAGAATTAGCCGATTATAGAGAAAATGATGAATGGAATATTGAAAATAATGACGATGATTCTGAAAGAACTGAAGCGTTATATGAATTTTTGGTCCAAGAAGGTATGCCTACTTTATATGAGGACGAAGAAGGAAATGAAATAGAAGAAGATAAGTATTTTATTTATCCTAGTGGTCGTGGAACTCATGGTGTTGGAAAACAATACGAATGGTTGGGTAGTGATACTTTACAACCAGATACATATGATGTTTATACTCAAGATGAGTTAGATAGTGCCGCAAGACAATATGTTGAAAATGCGGTTGATGACATGGGTTATGAGGCATTTACAAGTTGGGTATGGGATCAAGCAATTGATAGAGAACAGTGGAATAGTTGGTTAGAAAGTTTTTATGAAGATATTATTAGAGACGATCCCGAAAATTATGATATACCACTTCAACTATCTACAAATCAACAACATCAAGTTAATCAATTAACAAAAACTATAGAAAATCTAAATAACAGATTAAGAAACGAGGAATTGTCTGACGAAGAATACGAAAAAATTGAAGGAAAAATAGAAGGTCTAGAAGAGACAATAGAAGATATTAAAGAAGATCCACAAGGTGATTATGATGAAGATATGATTGAACAAGAAGTTGCCGATAGAGTTAGTGAATATATTGATGACATAGATGATTTTATTAAACACTATGGTTATGATAAAGATTTTATCATGGATTTTGTTGATTTAGATGAGGTTACGGATATTGTCGTAAATAGTGATGGATATGGTAATCTATTAAACTCTTATGACGGAGAAATGTTTGAAACACAGGTAAATGGCGATTGGTATTTTGTAATGAGAGCGAGTTAGGTCTTTATTTGTTGAACAATATATCATATTTTTATTATGAATGGCACGAAGAAAAAAAATAGAATTTTTGATGAACACCGATTGGATGTTCGAAAAACCTATTGATAGAGAATACAAAGAATACAAACTACTTTCTTATTTCCAAAAGATGGGAGATAAACTCGATAAATTAGAGTTATATCCTGGTTTTATTGAATTATCGTTACATTTAATGAATGTACAAGCACTTATGAGAGATCATAAGATCGTATACACCGACAAAAAACTCACAAACATTGATGACGAAATTATGGTAAAAGATCTCAAAGTCAGAGAACTTCCTGAAATGTCAGACGATGAATCTAAAGAATTTAGACAGATATTAATTTACTCAGCACCAAGGATGATGGAGTATTTTAATATTGCCAAATCAGTATGGACAATAGTTTTTGATTCTTTGGATATGAAAGTAAAAAGGAACAAAAAAAACATTCTGAACCCAAAAGGGTACTTTTATTTTATTGATCATGAAAAAACTTATTATGTTTGGGAGTATGTGATTAAAAAAGAAACCAAATCGAATCCTCAACAGATGACAAATGTAAAATTAATTTACAGTGATGCTTTAAATGATTTGACAATATCAAAAATTATAAATAATTTTTCTTCATTCAGTCCTGTTGATAAAAAGACCGCTCCAATTTTTCATATGAGCTCAAGTGGAATTTTCCCAATCAATGAAACTCTACTTCCAATGTTCAAAAGAAGAATCGCGGGTCATATTTCACAGACCAAAAAGTTTGAACAATTAAATCAAAACAATGAGTGAAGAAAAAAAAGAAGAGTTATTAAATTTTTTAAAAGCAATGATCCAAAAATACCCAAATGATCAAGATTTAGGTAAACAAATTAGGTTATTTTTTTTATCACAAACCAAAAAAAACTAAAATTTATTAACATGGGATTCAATAAAAGACTTTTAAAAAAAGAAAATATTTTGAATAACCTTGAAAATCTTATGAAATATTTGTCAGCCGATGCAATTATTTGTACCGATGAGTTTTCTTGTAAAGTTTATCGGATGTATGAAGAAGGTTTTACAAAAGAAGAAATAATAAATGCCATAAATAAAATAAAATGAAAATTAAATTAGAATATGTTTGGTTAGACGGATATAAACCTGAACCCAACCTAAGAAGTAAAGTCAAGATTGTTGAATACGAATCCGTCAAGAACGCTTTCCTTAATGGAAATTTTCCAATTTGGAATTTCGATGGATCATCAACGAATCAAGCACAAACAGGAAACTCCGATTGTTTATTAAAACCTGTTAGACATTATGTTCAAGACATGCAATCAACAATCTATATTTTATGTGAAGTATTAAACCCAGATGGAACACCCCATGAATCGAATAAAAGATCTAGTATTGGTGAAGGATTTGAAGATCTTTGGTTTGGTTTTGAACAAGAATATTTTATTCGAGAAGAAGTTAATGGAAACATTTTGGGTCACAAGAGAAACATCCTTAAAGGACAAGGTGAGTACTACTGTGGTGTAGGTCATAATGTTGTTGGTCGTCCATTTGTTGAGGAACATTTGAATATGTGTTTAAATTATGGTATTGATATTACAGGAACAAATGCTGAGGTTGCTTTAGGTCAGTGGGAATACCAAGTGTTTTCAAAAGGAAAATTACAAGGCGGAGATGATCTTTGGATGACTAGATATTTTCTATTCAAGATTGCAGAAAAATATGGTTATCATATTGAACTTCACCCAAAACCAATCACACACGGAGAATGGAACGGATCAGGTCTTCATACAAACTTTTCAACAGACATGATGAGATTTGATGGAAACGAAGAATACTTCATGGCATTATTCAACGCATTTGAATCAAGACACGAAGATCATATCAAAGCTTACGGATCAAACAATAACCTTCGTTTGACTGGTGAATATGAGACACAGGCAATTGATAAATTTAGTTGGGGTGTATCTGATCGTGGAGCATCAATTAGAGTTCCTCAGGACACGGCAAAAGAATGGAAAGGATATGTTGAAGATCGTAGACCAGGTTCAAACGCAGATCCATACAAAATTGTTCGTGAGATTGTTAATTCATTATATGTGGCTCAACTACTTTATGATACAAAAACTATGATCAATAAAGATGTTAATTTAAACGGTCTTAGTGAAAAGTATGGAACTATGTCCAATGAAGAATTATTAAAAGAATATAGAGAAGAGTGATGGAGAAACAATGTGTATGTGGTGGCACTGGACTTTGTCAGTGTCCTTCACCACAAAAAGAACAAGTAAATCATCCACAACATTATGGAGGAGAAAACAACACCTACGAAGCAATCAAAGTAATTGATGCTTGGGATTTAGGGTTTAGTTTAGGAAATACAGTAAAATATATAAGTCGTGCAGGAAAGAAAGGAAAAGATAAAGAACTCGAGGATCTCAGAAAAGCGTTATGGTACCTCCAACACCATATCGAAACACTCGAAAAATAAAACTGGGTTTGATAAAGAGATCAATATTTGGGATGCTCTTACAACACCAAACGAATTACTAAGAGAAACCCTCATTAACTTTATGTGGGGTTTTTTAGGTAACTCGATTGTTGTATTTGCAGCAAAAGAACTAGACTTTTTAGTTTTGATGAATTATATTGTTTATTACATTTTAATTTCTTATATTGTGAATAGAAAAAAGTACGAAACTATGTTAGGTAAGTTTATTATACTTCCTGGTTCGGCTGCGGCAGGAGCATTTACAGGATATAAATTAGCACAAATAATTTCAAATTTTATATGAGTATGGAAGAAAAATGGGATCCAAATGACCATCAAGGACGAAGACAAGATCAAACTCAAAGAAACTATAGAATTCTAGCATTCACAATTATAATTATGTGGTTGTATGCGTTTGGAATGTTACTATATGAATCTATTACTTATTTATTTTAAATTATATTATGAAATATTACAAATTTACATTAGGACATAGAGGTTCTGAAGTTTATCCATTCAAACTAAACACAGAACAATATAATACCCTCCAAGAAAAAAGAGTTGAGTTCGATGAAATGGGTTATGACGAGATTTGTGAAGTTTTGGGCGTTGAATCTTATTTTGATTCACCATTAGATTCTTTGATTGGACCAAATCCTGAGACTTTTTACCTGAAAGTAGAAGATGAAGATGGTAATTTAATTTATGAGACTGAGCAACTTGATCCAAAAAAATGTGATTACGAGGAAAAATATTGTAGTCAAGAAGCATATCTTATTATTGAAGATTATTGTAAAGGAGAGCATTTGGTTTATAATATACCATTAGAAGAAGAATTTGATCCTGAAAAAATTAGATTTGAAATCAAAGATGTTGGATGTAGAGTTGAAATCATTACCGAAATGATTTATGAGGATGAAAAAGTTGACATTTATAAATCTTTTGGTGATACTTCAAGTAAAGGATATTATTACCATTTAACAGCGGGAATTTAAAAAATTATTGCAACAAATATACACTTCAATATATTTATAAATAAAGTGTATATGAAAAAAATTACAATAGAAAAAGACATTATAAATAATATTGTATCAGAATATAAGGATGGATCCTCAATACCTAAATTAAATAAAAAATATGGTATTAACACTAGGAAAATATCCCAACTGCTAAAGGAAAATGGTGTTGAAATACGAGGTAGGAGAAAATTCTTTTACGACGAAAATTTTTTTGAGAACATCAACTCAAAATTAAAGGCTTATTGGTTAGGATTTTTATTTGCCGATGGGTGTGTAAGAGACATTAAAAAGGGATATACATTAAAAATAAAATTATCCCATCTTGATGAAGATCATTTAGTTAATTTTAACAAACACATCGGAAATTATAAGGGTGAGTTAAGAACTGAAATATCAAAATTTAAAGGTGAGAATGGAAAAGAATACCAATCAACCGGAAAAGTATTATTAATTAATTCTAAGAAAATAGTGAAAGATTTAGTTAAACAAGGTTGTTATCAAAATAAAACAAATATAATTGAATTTCCAAATATAGACTCGAATTTAATACCCTCTTTTATATTGGGATATTTTGATGGTGATGGTTGTATAACACAAAAAAAAATTAAAAATAAGTTGTACTATAATGTAACATTCACATCAGGGTCTGAAAATTTTTTAGACAGAATAAGAGAGGAGTTAATCAATATTGGAATCAAATCAATTAGTAAATATAATTATACAACATTTCATAGATTGCAAATATCAAACAAAATTGATTTATTAAAATTAAAAACTTATTTTTATAATAATGGTGAGTATTCTTTAAAAAGAAAAAAAATAAAATTTGATTACATATGATTGAAACAGGAAAAATAATAAATGGTGATTGCGTTGAGGTAATGAGTGAGTTACCTGAAGGTTGTATTGACCTAATAGTAACCAGTCCCCCATATTCTGTAAACATATCTTATGATGTTTACGACGATAATACAACATTAGAACAGTATTTAGAGTTCTCAAAAAAATGGTTACAAGAATCTTTTAAAGTTCTAAAAAACGATGGTAGAATATGTGTAAATGTTCCATTTGAGATAAACTTAAAAGATAGAGGTGGTAGAGTATTTATTGTCTCTGAGATTTGGAATGTAATGAAAGAAATCGGATTCAAGTGGTTCGGTTTAATTGATCTACAGGAGGAGTCACCTCACAGAAGTAAGACAACTGCGTGGGGTTCTTGGATGAGTCCTAGTCAGCCTTACATTTATAATCCAAAAGAATGTATTATAATTGCATATAAAAATTCACCAAAAAAATTAGTGAAAGGTCAACCACAATGGAGTGGAGAATTAACTGAAATTGAAAATGAAGATGGATCAAAAAGAAATAAGATGGTCTATGACGAAAACGATAAGAAAGAATTTATGGAGCTTGTTTTTGGTCAATGGAATTACTTTGCTGATACTAAATCACTCACCAAGGCGACCTTCTCGATGGACATACCTACCAAAGCAATTAAAATATTATCCTACAAAAACGATGTAGTATTGGATCCATTTGCGGGTTCGGGTACAAGTTTAGTTGCTGCTGAGATCTTAGATCGTAGATGGTTAGGAATTGAGTTGTCACCAAACTATTGTGAAATTGCCAGAGGTAGAGTACAAACATTTGTTGATGAAAAACATAAAGTTACTATTGAATCTTAATAGTATCTCCTTCTTTGATATCATAATTTTTACAGGTTCCACCTGGCAGTTCCAATACTAAATCACCACTACCCTCAAAATTATCACAATCACCATTTAAACAAGGTTTACAATTGTGATGTATGTTTACTATTTTATTATTCCCAATGAAAATTATGTCTAAATGTACTATACAATTCTTCATCCAAAAAGAATGTGGTTTGTTTTTCATAAAAAATAACATACCATCGAATCCATCAAATTTTTTACCCATCATACCATTTTGAATATCTTTTGAAGTTAATACACTTTTAACATCAAAAAGATTATTATTTATAGCAACTTTCATATTTATAAATATCGATGGAAAAATTTAAAAAATGGGCGGGAATTATTTTAAAACATAAAAACACAGTTTTAATGTGCAAGAGATCGCCAGATAAGTCTATGCCTAACACTTGGTCAATACCTTCAGGAAAAATAGAAGAAGAAGAATTACCAAATAAAGCCGCATTAAGAGAATTTTTTGAAGAAACTGATATCCAACTTGAACCAAACATAAATTTTGTTGGATTTATTACAAAATTTAAAAAAGATGGTGAAAAAAAAGGACACATGTTTGTTTTTTCACAAGAAATTGAAAAAAAAATTATGCCTGATTTAGAAAGTGCTCGAGATGGATTCGAACATACCGAATGTAAGTATTTTGATGTGGAAGAATTACCGGAAACAGAACAAAATAAAGGTCTAATAGATTTAATAAAAAAAATTACCAATTAATTTTCCAATCCCAAACAAAATTATTATATTTGTATAAACAGATTACAAATGATAAAAACCACAACAAACCACAGTGTAAAAATCGTTAATGAAAAATTTGGTACGCTATTATCCGAATCTTTTGTTGATGCAACACAATTTAAAATATTTTTAAAAATGATTGATGGAGCTTTGAATTTGAATGAAGATCTGTCTTTTTACGATGGTGAACTTTTTTTAATACATATCCCAAACAGAATTTTAAAAGACTCAGTGGTTTTAACAACTCTAACACCTGTAACTTTAGGTGAACAAGTTAGAAATAAATTAGAAACACTTGTTTAGTATGTAGTTTCTTTGTTCTATAAAAAAAAACAAAGTGGTGGAGATAAAGACATTCTATGTCGACCTCTTAAAGGTGAGATTTTTCTCACCTTTTTTTATTTTCAGTATATTTATAAAGAAAAACAAATGAAAAAATTAATCTTAAGTGAAAAACAATATAGTAGAATTAAAAATTTCATTATAGAAACAGAAATTCTAAATGAACAAACTAAAGATGAAATTATGCAAGTCCAACAAAGGTTGAAAGATTGTTTTCAAGCAGACTTAGGTAGATCAGGGCCAAATAAAGATGGTGTTGATGGGATTTGTGGTGAGAAAACAAAAGCTGCGATAGAAAAATATACTAACTATAGATTCGATTCAGAATTGGCAACAGACGATGGTGAAGGAGATGAAGGGGATCTTATATCAAATCCAAACTATCAAACTTTAGCATGAAAATATTAGGACCATCATTAGACGGAAAATATTTATTCACATCCAAAGGTTTTTATGTTTGTGAACAAAAAAAATTTGTTAAGTATAGTGTGAATATGATACCTGAAATTCTCAAGGTGGCAAAAGACAATGCTAAATATCAGTATAGAAACGGTTTAATTTCTTTAACTGAGTATAAATTAAAACCAAAAAAAGTTCTCTACGAATTCTTCAAAGTAACCAGTCCTAATAATTACAAATTGGTTTTAAGAGAGTGGGATAAAGAATTTAGACCAAAATTGGGTTTAATCAACGAGTCATCAAATAAGTTAATTTTAGAAAGAGAAATTACTAAATCTTGGGATGGAGTTGAAATTCTAATGGAAGGATTTTGGGATTGGTTGAAGAAAAAAACTGGACAAGTTTGGAGTGGAGTAAAGAACATTGCTTCTTCGGCAATAAGTGCTATTGGAAAAGGATTAAAGGCAGTCGCACAAAAAATAATAGTTCCCATATTAAAAAAAGGGGTCTTACCTTTATTGAGATGGATAAGAAGAAATTTAAACTCCTATGCTGGTATTATTGTTGATTTAATTATTTCGGTGACCCCAGGAGTTGTTGTAATGAAAGTTGTATGGACATTGATAGTTCTTTTGGATGTCTATGAAATAGGGACGGGTGACTACGACCCTGCAGAACCTGAAAGATCAAAAATGCCATTTGTATTTTTAGTTGGGGATATAATTGCACTTTTGTTTACATCTGCCGCAGCCGCAGGTCCAAAACTTGCACTGAAAATGGCCGTCAAGTCGGGAACTAAACAACTTGGAAAAGGAGCTGTAAGATCTCTTCTTGAAAAATTACTTACCGCATTTCCAAAACTAAAAGGGTTTGTTGGTCAAGCAAAGAATTTTTTAACAAAATTATTTGGTAAAGGTGTTATGTCTTTTTTTAATAAAATATTCTCCTTTTTTGATAAGATAATTACTAAAGCCATGGTTTGGATAAAATCATTGGTTGGCCAAACGGCTAAAGTAAGTGTTGGAAAATTATTGGCAGGAACTATTGGTGGGGTTGCAGTTGCAGAATTTATGAAAGATTCTGAACTCAGACTCGGTGATAGAGGAGAAAAAGTAAAGGCGGCTCAAGAAGGTTTATTATCAATTAAAGAAATACCTGAAGAATATGGTGGATTTAGTCAACTAAACTATTCAGGTCCTGCTAATGGAGTTTTTGATAAAAACACAGAAAACGCTGTCAAACAACTTCAACAGTATTATAATAAAGAAGATAAATCTATTTCAGTTACAGGAAAAATAGACCCAAAGTTGGCATTTGCTTTAGGAATTGAACTTGAACCGACAAAATTTGAAAAAATAGTTGGATCAGAAAACATGAGAAAATTTGGTGAGAAAATGTTCGCTTTTGAAAAATGGATTGAAAGTTTGAAAGATAAAAAATAATTAATAAAAACAAAATGGATTTAGATAAAAAAATTTTACAAGAAATAGAAAGATCACAAGAGATAATGTACGGTGAACTGTTAAACGAAAACCTAAGATCAGCTGTGCGAAATGCAATTGATAAAATAGTACGATCGTCAATTGATGATGTAATTAAAACGGCAATCAGAACAATGAAAGCCGCAGGAACAAAAGTGGATGATATTGCTAAGTTTAAAGATGCTTCGTTTAAAGAAATAGTTAAAAGAATCGAATCAAATATAGGAACATTAACAAAACCAGAACGAGCTGCAGTTTTTCGAAAACTTAAAAAAAATCTGAAATTAAACCAGAAACTTCAACAAGCTCAAAAAAGTGCTGTAGGATCTACAAAATACGAATTAATGGCTTTACCAAAAACAACAAAGTATGAATTAGCAAATTTACCCAAAGCCGCAAAAAGTGAAATAACTCCAATTGTTAAAAACGAAATTGCTGTCTTAAATAAAACAGGAATTTCAAAAATAGGAGATTTTAAAAGATTTTTACCTTTATTCGAAAAAGAAGGAGTAATAAAAGTTGGATCAAATGGCGTTAAAACAATTTCAAGAAAAAATTTGTGGGCTTTAGCACTTTTATTAGGTGTTGGATATCTTTTAGTAAAGGATGAAGCTAAAAAGAATGGAGTTATACCTGAAGGATCTTCGGATAATATTATTGGTGGTTCAGAATACAAACAAAAAAATGTCCAAAATTTTATTCCAATACCTGTTGGTAAAGAAGTACCGGTTTTTAGTACACCCAAAGGCACTGTATGGAAAAAAAGTAAAAATGGTGCATTTGCTGAGGTAAAAGAATTGATGACTGGATATACAAGATTAGGTTTTTTATGTAAGAATTATAAAGATTATGACTTTATTTATGCAAAAAAATGGTTTAAAAATAAACAGTTAGGTTCAGTTCTAAAAAAACAATTTTGTAGTAGTAAACCTGATGTTCCGGAAGTTCCAGAAATTCCAGAAGTTCCAAATACACCTCTTGTTGGTGGAATAAGTGGTAACAGATACACATTCGACTTTAATTCGGTAATGACAGCAATAGACGAAACAGGAAAATGTCCAAGAAGTGGATCCAGTGATTTGTCAGGAACCTCAGGAACTAGCGGTGTACAAGGAACTAGTGGTGTACAAGGAACTAGTGGTGTACAAGGAACTAGCGGTACGGCTGGAGTTGATAGGAGGATGAGTGATAAAGATTTTTTTGATATAATTGCCGATTAAAAAATTAAGGGAGTTTGACTCCCTTTTTTTATGCGATTTTTTTTCTTATCTTTGTACTATGGAAAAAATGATTTATTTAGTGAGAGGAATACCGGGAAGTGGTAAATCAACATTTGCAAAAACTTTGGGTGGTGAACATTACGAAGCTGATATGTTTTTTATAGATGGGAACGGTGAATATAGATTTGATGGCTCAAAAATTAAATGGGCTCACGAGTGGTGTCACGATATGGTTTATATGGATATGATAAAAGAAATACCAAAAATTGTCGTTTCAAACACATTTACTCAAGAATGGGAGATGGAACCATATTTTGAGATGGCAAAAAAATACGGGTACAAGGTATTTTCAATCGTAATTGAAAACAGACACGGAGGGAGTAATGAACACGGAGTTCCTGAAGATAAGTTAGAACAAATGAAAAACCGTTTTGAAATAAAATTATGATAAAATTTGATAAACTATTAACAACTGGTACAGTATGGATTACATCCGATACTCACTACCATCACAAAAATATCTGTCGAGGTGTTACCAACTGGCGAACACAAGAAGGTGATATTCCTGTGAGTTCTACAAGAGACTTTAAAGATCTTGATCAAATGGATTCAACTATTGTGAATAATATCAACTCAAAGGTTGGTCCTAATGATACTTTGATCCACTTAGGTGATGTTGCGTTTGGTGGATATGAAAGAATTGGCCAATTTTTAGATAGACTCGTTTGTAAAGACATTCATTTAGTTTTAGGAAATCACGATCAAAACATAATTAAAAACAAAGAAGACATTCAAAGTAGATTTTTGTCTATTCAAAACTATCTCGAGGCTAATATTTGTGGTGTTGATTTTGTTTTATTTCATTACCCCCTCCAAAGTTGGAACAACCTAAATAAAGGTGTTATTCACCTTCATGGACATTGTCATCTATCCGCTCAGAACAAATGGGGTAACGGAAAACGATTGGATGTTGGTATGGATGGTAACAGTATGTATCCATACAAGATAACTGAGATTGTCCATATGATGGATCGTCGTAAGATTGGATCTGACTTGAGTAATGACCACCACCTTGATGATTTGGTTGGAGTTGTGGGATAAACCATAACTCCAACATATTTATTATTATGAAAAATATTATTATTAGCGAAAGTCAATTAAGACTAATAACTGAAGCTTTAGGGGTTCCTGATAACATTTTAGAAGCCGCTGATACGCTATATGATATCGTTGAGAAAGACATCAAATCAATAGATAGTATTAAAGATGAATATGAATTTGATGGTGATATCGAATTAGAATTAGGTGATAAGAAAAAGATCAAAATTGATTCATATAACCTTAAAGTTAATATAGAAACTGTTGATGGTGAAGAAGGTGTATTAGACATTATCTCGATGGGGATGGCGGGAGCCTTTGGGTTCAATAGAGATGTGTATATGAAAGAATCTCAACCATCAACAACTTTAGACCTAACAATTACTTTTGCGGTAGGTGAAAATTGGGAACCTGATGGGTTAATTAGAAAAATGGAAGAAGAAAGAGACGAACATGTTGCATCGTTAGCTCATGAATTGAAACACAAATATGACAAACAATCTAAAAAGTTTGGTTTAATTGGTCCTGATGCTACTTACCAAGCAACTCAAAGAAGAGGTAATTTTGGAATACCTGTGATTGATAGAGTTTTCTTTAGGTATATGTATTATATCCACGGTATTGAAAACCTTGTAAGACCTGTTGAGGTTGCATCGTTGATGAGATCAAAAAATATTACAAAATCGCAGTTCAGAGATTTTATACAAAACCACAGAGTTTATCGTGAATTGGTTGAAATTAAAAATTTCACATTTAAAGATTTTATAAATCAATTAAAAGAAAATGAAGATAGATTAGATGCTCT